AATAATAGAAGAAGAAACCAAGACGGCACATTTAAGAAAGATGTGGGGTGGACTCCTTGGAATGAAGCATGGAGTTACAAGATGAGTGAAGAACTCAAAGATATGCTAGAGAGAACAGTATGGACATTCATTGAAGCGTTCATAGGTGCTTTAGTTGTTGCTCCACTTGCAGGAGTAGACGCTGATTCATTACAATTAGCGGCTATTGCAGGTGGCGGTGCAGCTTTAGCTGTTGTCAAAGCATACGCAAAAAAACAAATTAGTAAATAATTTTATAGCAAAGCCGTGGGTGTTATCCTTTCTACCACGGCTGTTGCTGACTTAATTAAAAAGGTACATCACCTTTATCAAGAGTCTTAATATCTGGTAACTTCATACCATTAGATACTGCTGCAAAATCTTTCCAACTCTCTGGTGTAGCTTTGTTATCCATCCACCATGATTTAGAAAATACTTTACCATCTACTGTATCTCCTGCTGTACATTTAGCTGCAAGTGTACATCTAAAGTCAGGGCTAGTAGGTTTGTTCTTTTCTTGAGCCTTGACATATTTAACAAGACCACCACATATACAAAGCAAACCATCTGCACTTATGGCAAGTTCACCGCTTGGGTGTTTATCTCCAATCCTATTGCCAAACCCTGCGTCCTTTATTTGTTGTACAGGAGAAGTGGAGGACGGAGGCGTAGCCTTTTTTCCATCCCCCTGAGCAATGTCCTTCTCCTCTTTTTTGGTTGGCATTGGCGGTTGCTTACCCTTTTTAACCTTACTCATTTCTTCAACACTAGGTCTTGCTTTACCTGAACCTTGATACTTATAATTAGCCAACGCTCTACCAATCGCAGATGTTTCACAGTTTTCTACCCAAGCATCTTCATTTGCAAATCCGCCTTGCCCTTTAGTTTCTTGAGCTATACCTGATGTAACAGGAAATACCTCTCCTTCTTCTCCTGTAAATATCTCTGCTTTGATAGTTACACATGTTCCATCATCAGTGATGTGTACTACTTGTGTATCTATTCTTCCATTAGGATAGTCTGCCCAAAACTTTTTGAGCCTATCCTCAACCATTTCATAGTTGTCCTGCCAAGCCATTTTTACTCCTTTGTTATATTTATTCTTCTTCTTGACCAATGTCGCTTAGGTTTGTTACACCTGTTCTGATAGGTACATGTTTATACTTACCATCTTTCTGTTGTATTACAAGATATGGTATTGAACCAACCCCTGCAAACTCAACAGCTTTGACATTAGTTTCTTTTACTTTCGCCATTTTATTCCTCTAGGTTAACAAGATACTCTGCAGTAACTCCTTTGGAAGGTTTCACAAACAAACAAAATTGTGAAGGTCTTCCCATACTTGCAAGTTGTTCTTGTGCATAACTGTTATAACTTTCAGTTGAGCCATTTACCCACACACGAACATCATTGATGTACAAAGATGTTGGAGTATGGTAATGACCACAGACTGCATGGGTGAAGTTTTCCATTAGACCTTGTGATGCTAATGCTTTCCACCCAAGTATTTTTTTGTTGTAACCATAGAAAGGAAGCCCCATACTTCCACGAATGTTATCACCATGGAAACAGAAGAACTTAGCTTTTACACCTAAGTCAGCTACTGTATACCAATGTTGGTCAACACCCTCTGGTATATGGAACTTTATTCTTTTTTCATTTGCAAACATAGTGTCAAGTATCTTACCTAACATTCTGTCTGCATTTGTTTCAGGATTATAATCACGTCTAGACCTACCGCCTAGTGCTCCATGATTTCCTATAACCCAGTAACACTCTACTTCATCAAACTCTTGTAATAGAGTTGTAAAAAATGCATACAATATTCTTGGACCATCTACTGTAACTTGTCTATATAAAGAACTATCAATTAAATGTGACTGCCCTGGAAATATAAGCTCTCCTTCTACAATATCTCCTAGTGCAAGAACTACACATTTGTTTACATTGTGTGATTGTCTTTGAATCTTAGTTAATTTGACTATACGATTGGCATACTCGATAACTCTCTTCTCTGCAATCTTACTGTCATAGTCTGGGGTTCGCTTTGCTAGTTGAATATCTGAGAGCAACGGCACACAAATCTCGGTGTCCTTAGTCTTTTTATTGGGGATTGTTGTTTTAGATATTTTAGGAAGGGTTAGAGTGCTCATACCATCACGAGCACCTTGATATACAGCTTCTATTAGGTCTGCTTTCTTGTCTTTGAGTTTGTCTATTTGTCTAAGCAATCGTTCGTTAGTGTTCTTAAGGTCTTTTATCTTATCGCTTTCAGCTTCAGCGATTAGACTAGCTAGTTGTTTATCCGTTTTTTTCGGCATGTTGTTGTTCCAATTTGGCTAACCAAGAACGTACCCTAGAGTACGATACTACGAAATCATATTCATTAGCTAAGATGTCAGCTACCACTCTTGCATTAGCTTTGACACCTTCGTTTACAACCCTGTTTTGTAATTCATCTACAAAAGGTTGGGCATCACTAGGTACTCTTTTGTACCAAGATACATGTCCACCTTTGGTATTCTTAGTTGCCTTTTCAAGCAACGTATCTATATTCTCTGTATCTTTCATACGCTAATCATACCATATGCATATGCATATGCATAGAAAAAATAAAAAAAATGTGGGGTGTAGAAAAGGAAGGTAAAATGAATAAATACCCTTATTACTACACCCCACTTCTAGCTACGAAGAGAGCGACATAGCTAGTAAATTAATCTAGATTAACCTACATGCTTAGCATATCTCTCAGCAAATCTCTTTACCAAATCATAGCTTTCAATAGGTATGATGTTATGTTTAGCAATAGCTCTCACAACATCTGCCCTGCATTCTTTAGATAAGCCACTTGCAGTATTACCATTTTCATCAACACCGACAACTTGCAAATCACTTACAAATATTCTTGGCTCATCTTGTTCGCTTAGCCACTTAATAGCAGCTAAGTCAATATTGTTACCACCATGTTGATGTAGCTTATCAATAGCACTATCATCATACTTGCCTTTATCAGCAATGATACGAATATCTCCTGACACAATTTCATCATTGTGTTCAACACCATCATAGCCGACATAACCAGCTATTGAACTAGCTGGAAGTATGCGTATAATCTCTCTAATCTCATCAACAGACCAACCCATAGAGCCACTAAAGTCAATCATTACAGAGCCACCTGCAACTCTTTTCTTTCTAGAAAATACTTTCTTATCAGTAAGTATTCTGTGTACATCTCTAGGTTTGACACCTGCATCACTTAGTTGCTTTCGCAACTTCATCTCTGCAACTTTATCCCTACGAGTAGGAACAAACTTTCTGCGTACTGCTTTACCATGTTGAGCTTCATACGACCAAGCTTTGATAACATGTTTCTCTACCATGTCATTAGCTTGTTTAATGATTTCTTCCTCTAAGTCGCTGTCTACCCAATCAGGTAACACCATACTGTTTTCCTTGAGTAAATTGAAATCATCATTGTCCTCTCTCTCAGTAACACGTCCATACTCATTGATTGAGAATTTACTATCAAACTCATCATCATCAAGAGCTTCTATCTTTGAATTAGTGATTGGTGTACCAATAGGCAACTCTAGTATATCTCCATTGTTCACAGAGGTTTCTAGCCAATTCAAAAAGTTATTGTAACCTACATACATTACAATATCTTTTACATTTTGTTGAGTAACATTGTTGTTTCTCTTTCTTGATAGAACTCTAGCACCTGATTTAAGACCCTGACAATAAGCCAATATATGAATATATATGAACTTAAAGTCCTCCATCAGTTGATTTCTACTTGCACTAGGTTGTGCTTGTTGAATAGCTTGTGCTATGTAAATAGCAAAATGATATGTAATATCAGTAGCATAATCACCAAAGTTGTAAACACCTTCCTCCATAGGCTCATTGTTAATATAGTGTTTAGCAATGTGCTTAGGTAACTCGGTGTTCATACCATAGTAATAATCACTTCTAGCTACACGAATATTGTACATACCGACAGTCCTACTCAGTAGTTTCCAAATAGTTTTCTTGTCGCTCTCATTGTAGAACTCATGTACAATACGGAAAGCTATATCTCTCAATGATGAGTAAGTCAATGATGTTCTCAAACCATTGTCCTGCCTCATTGAATACAGATTACGAAATGTCCTTCGTGCTGTAAACGCTATTCTATCAAACTGCCAAAGAACTGACATCCTTTGAGCAACAGGTAGAGCAAACTTCTTGTCATGTGGTAACATTTTCAAGTACCTTGCTTTACCAAATAGTTTGTTCTGCATCAAACCATACATACGTTCTCTACGTTGTATTTGTTTATCAGCATTGATAAGAACAGGAACAGTATTCTTGTCTAGTACATTAGGTACATCTAGTAAGTCATGTACATAGACTTCTTTCTTTCCTTCATCTTGTAAAGCTAGATTGATAAAGTGATTATCTTTATCAAATGCTTTACTTCTTTTCTTGAACAGCATTACTCTGCAACAGCAAGAGCATCTAGTATATCATTAGCTTGGTCTGGGAAAATAGATTTGACTGCAATATCAGTATCTACTTCTTTCTCCATTAGCTCAGCTAGTGCTATCCATCTACGAACAGAGAACTGTCCATTGTTGTAGTCGTGATAGACATACTTTAGTTTCTCAGGAAGCATCTCTATTGCATCTGGGTGAACAGTATCAATATGTATCTTGACAGGAAATCTGTCAAGTAATGCTGGTGGTAAGTCCTCAGGCACTCCGTTCATAGTTGCAACAACTTGAAACGTAGGCTGTGGTCTTACAGTTTCTTTCTGTACATTAGGTAGTGTATACTTTGTGAACTCAGGGTCATCAAGGATTGCATGTAGACAAGACATAACGTCTATACCTGCATGGTCTATCTCGTTGATAACAAGTCTAGCACCATCTTTCCATGCTTGAATACCTACTCCGTCCATCCAAGACATACCACCTTCTTCATTTAGAACATAGTGTCCAATCATCTCACTAGCTGAGCTGTCCTCAGTTAGCGTAACATTGAAGCTTTCTCTACCTTCTAGATTTGTTGTGTTGGCTTGATACGATTTACCTGTACCAGGTACACCATAAAGCAATACTCTTGGAGTGTTGCCCATGATAGCATCAAATATTTTCCAACATTGACTACTCTCTTTAGTCATTTTATTCTTCCTCTCCTTCTGCTGAATTGTTCAGCATTGTTTCTATTTCATCAATGAAGTCCTTTGTCATTTGGTCTGTGTCTTTTTCAGACCATTCTTTAAAGAACTCATCAGTTGTGTTTGTTACCTCGTTCAACCAAGTTAGGCTTGGTATATTAGGCAACATACCGAATGCTTCTTTTGTAACATCTACAAACAAAGAAGCATACTTCTTGTCAGGCTCAGTACCATCAAGATTTCTCACAACGACTTCTACCATAAGTCTGAAGTGAAGTTCACTTGGTATACCTTGCTTCCAATAATGAGGCATAGCTAGTTTTACAATGACAGGAAACCTATCATCTGCAACTTGGTTACATTGTTCTGCACCATATCGCTTTATGTCCTCTGTTGTAGGAGGCTTACTTACATCAAGAAAGCCTTCTCTAATCTGTCTATTGAAGTTTCTCTCAATAGATTCATTGTTGAGGTAGTTGAGAATAGCGACTGTAATAGCACAGTTCTGTACCTTATCAACCATCTCTTGTACCTCAGGACTGAAACTGTTGTCATAGTCCATAATTAGTTCCTTTCTATTATCTTGGCGAACACCTTTACATAACCACCATCTTTGACCGACTGTCTTACAGCATACTTGAACTCTAAGTCAGGGTTATCAGAATCAAATTTCAACTGAAATAGACGAGCAGAGTTTCTCAAAGTGTTACCTTTCGCCATTACTTGTTGTGCATTACCAATGTTTTCTTCATGTATAATCAAGAACACATCTCCTATATTTGCACTTAGAAGACTAGCCATACCTTCAGTAAAGTACTTCATAGTCTTACCTTGTCTTGTTTCAGGAAATTCCTTTCCTATCTTTTTTGGAGTGAAGTTATTTCCACTCATTATATCCTCCTTCTATTACTTCATCTGTACAACA